TTTCCGGTCAGCCTATTGAGGAAATCGAAAAGTTGCCCCATACCGAGCGGATTGCCGATTATCAGCGGATGACGTGGCTGGCGGAATACCCAGCCCGCAAGCCAAAACGGATGCGGTTCAAAGCAGGCGGGAAATGGTATCGAATAGTTGACAATCCAGCCGCGATTTCAGCAGGTGAGTATGCGACACTTCAAGTGATCGCACAGGACGGTAATTTCATCAAGAACCTAAATCAAATTCTTGCCTGCCTGATGGTGGAGCAGGAGCGCAAATGGTGGCGATGGAAGGACGTGAGGTACGATAAGACCCAATCCGCTGTGGAATTCCACAAGAAAGCCGAACTGGTCAGCGGGCTATCGGTTGCTCAGGTCTATCCGTACGCGCTTTTTTTTTCGAATCTCTTGCCCGAATTGCTGGAAACTTCTCTGGACTTTTTCCGGACTCAGGAGAAGAAGTTGAGGAAACAGGCAATGACTGGCTAAACATTTTCTATGAAATGGCCGGCAGGGATTTAACCAAAATGGATGCGATAATGGCCATGCCCCTGATGGAATTTTTCAATTACATGGCCATGCTGAAGACGATTAGAAAGAATCAGGCTGAGCGGTTAGGCAAGGCAAGCAAGGCCGGGTTTGAGGCGTACATTTCCACGCTCGTTTCGGAAATCTTATGAAAATCACCTACCAAAGACCGCCCCTTACACCGTATCAAATCGCGATTCTTGACAGCCCCGCCCGCTATACGGTGACCGCTGCCAGCACGAAGGCAGGCAAGACGGCCTCTCACATTGTGTGGCTGTTTGAGCAGGCCATTCAAGGAAAGAAAGGGCAGTCTTTTTGGTGGGTCGCTCCGGTGTACGGTCAGGCTGAAATCGCGTTCCGGCGATTCAAGCAGCAATGTTCGCAGAAACTCTTTGAGGCCAATGAATCGAAACTACGCCTTACCCTGCCATCCGGCGCAATGATTGAATTCAAAAGCGCGGAAAAGCCCGACAACCTATACGGCGATGACGTTTACGCGGCTGTGTTTGATGAGTTCACCCGCGCCCGTGAGGAAGCATGGTTCGCGCTGCGCTCTACCCTGACAAAAACCAGAGGCAAGTGCAAGCTAATCGGGAACGTGAAGGGGAAAAAGAATTGGGGTTACAGATTGGCAGAACGCGCTCGGCAGGGTGAGGACAATTATGAATTTCACAAAATCACCGCTTGGGATGCGGTCGCAGCGGGCATCCTGGATAAGGAAGAAGTCGAGCAGGCAGAGCGCGACCTACCCGCGCACGTCTTCCGAGAATTGTACCTTGCCGAACCTGCCGATGATGATTCCAACCCCTTCGGCCTTGACCACATCCGCTCCTGTATTGAACCGCTTGCGGATGGCCCGGTTGAATGGTTCGGTATCGACCTTGCCAAAAGCCGAGACTGGACCGTAATTGTGGGCCTGAACAAAGACAAAAAGGTATGCCTGTTTGAGCGGTTCCGGCTTGATTGGAAAGCAACACGTGACAGCGTGCAGCGCATTGTCGGCAGGACGCCAGCTGTGATTGACTCAACAGGTGTGGGAGACCCGATAGTGGAAGATTTGCAAAGGGTTTGCCCGCGCATTCAGGGATTCAAATACACGGCCATTTCAAAGCAACAAATCATGGAAGGGCCTATCGTAGACGAACTGATGAACTTTGAATGGACACACCGCCGGACGGGTGTCAGCTACAACGCACCGGAAGGTCTGCATGATGACTGTGTGAACGCCCTCGCACTTGCGCTCCATTGCAGCCGCGTCAATAAGAAAGGCTTATTTTTGCTCACATGACCTGCACCGATATCCTCGCATCAGAGCAATGGCCGGAGCAGGTCTGCAAGAAGTTCAGCCCGCATTGGCAGGACTTGCAACAGGAGCTGTTTCTACTGATTGCCACCGACCTGAATGAGAAGGCGGAAAAGGCATTGGCAGCAGGTTACTTTGAATTCTTCTACATCCGATGTGCGCGGAACTTATCCGGCTCAGGCGGGCGCATCGGTAGAATTAACCAGGGGGGAGAGGCATTAGGAGAATACGAAGACGAAGAACAGGATATAGAATTGCGGCTATGGATTGAAGAAGACACCGAACAGCGGTTGCAGGCCATTGAGAGAGTGCAGGCCCGGCAGTCGTGGTACGAAAGGAAGTTGTGCGAACTCTACCTATCCGGCATGAGCGGACGCAAAATACACCGCTTCACCAAAATCAGCAAAAACGAGGTGAGCAGGGTGATCAGGGAATTCAGGGCGCAATGCGTTGCCGAATACCTGTAAAAGCAAAAAGCCGCCCCTAAGGACGGCTTCTGCACCAAATGACAAACACCGATGCGAATTTAGCTAATTGACAGCGAAGTCAGCACGGCACTTTGAACGATTTGCGGCTGTTCTTTTTCCGCGTGCGTAAACGTAAGGTCAAACCCGGTCATGTCACCGAGGGCAACACCGGTCATTGAGCTTCCTGCCGTCATGTCCATACCGCGCTGCAAGCCCATCGCCCAGTACTGATTTTCATTCGTCTTCACGATGGCCACAAGGCGGGCAACGGAAAGCAGCTTTACTTCGTTGCGCTTGGCAGTAGACAGCTTGCGAAGTTTGATGTTCAGTTCTGTTGAATTGAAGACCGTGCCATTCTCCACGCTTGGGGTGATGGTGTTGGTGAACGATGCGGTGTCCTTCGGCAATTCGTACTTGAAGAACGCCTTGCCGCCATTGAGAGTCAGCGCGGTTACTTCTCCGCTTGCTGAAGTGTAAGAGGATAAGGCTTCGTATTCGACAAGCCATATTTTGTCAACGCCCCCGACTGCGTCCTTGCAATCGTGCGAAAATCCGGTGGTGAGTATGCAGCTCATGTCTTTTTCTTAGGGTTAAAAAAAAGGGCGGGCTATTTACCCGCCCCTTCGGTTAAATGTTTCCTGTCAATTACAGGCTGAAATACACGATTTGAGTTGGGAAAGCCACCTGAACACCGTACTTGAATTCAGCGTTGAAAATCACGTTCTTCTTCACCGGATCGTTGATGAATTCAAACTGCTCTTCTTCGCCCACGAGGTCAGTACCGATGTAGTAGTTGGCCCAATAGCTGAAGTGGATTTTGTCCGTACCGTTCAGGCCGGGCAGACCGTACACCTTCGTGCCTGTGATAGGCTCGATGCACATGAACTGCTCGCCGGTCTCAGGGTTGTAGTGATAGTTGTTGGCTGCAATCAGGTGCTGCTTGTACAAGAGGAAGGTATCCACACCCATTGCGAAGAAACGGTCTTCGCGGGAAAGGATGGCCTTACCATCGGTGCTGGCCTGTGCCTGATTCACCATCTTCAGAACCGCGTCATCGATGTTGGAAGTAGTCAAGCTGGTGAGCTGTGTCCATCCGCCGCCGGTGGTCGGGTTGCCCTGGATAGGATCGCCTGCGCCGCCAAATCCGAGAGCGGTCAAGATGGTGTTGAACCCGTCGAACTGGTTAGAGGCAATAGTACCCTGCCAGATGTCGGTCTCAAGTTCGTTGGCGATCTTCTGAATTTTCTCGTTTCCGATTTGTTCAGCAAAGGGCAGTTCATTGTCACCGCGTGAACCAGCAGCCATCTGAGTTTGCATCCACTTAACCTTCAGAGCCTTCGGGCAGAGGGTCTCATAAACCTGAATGTCACCTACGGTCAAGGTGCGCTTGCTGAATGTGGTGCTTCCGCTTGTGGTTGGTTCACAGCCGTTAGCCTGGAAGAAGATGGTGCTGTCGAGGATGTTCAGGTTGTCCGAGGTTTTGATGCCGGGGATAACCTGTCCCGCGCCTTGCAGCATACTTGCGGTGGGAGAGCCGAAGAGGGCTTTGTACAGGAGCGGAAGGCGGTCTTCTTTCCCGTAATTGTCGAGGTCTGTAACTACGAATGCCATGTTTTATTTTGCGTTTTTGATGTTGCGAATTGCGGCTGCGAACTTCTCTAATTGCTCATCGCGGCGTGCAGCTTCGCCCCGAAGGCCATTTACTTTCTTCACAGGTTCAGCAGCAGGGATTGCGCTAAACTGCTCAATCACTTCCACGGTCTTTGCCTGTGCATTGGTCAGTCGCTCAATGGCGGCTGTCAGCTTTGCAATAGCGTCCTGCTGTTCAGCGAACTTGGCAGAATACTCTTCGCGGATCGCGGCGAATTGGTCAACTTCCATTTCTTCAGCGGGTGCTTCTTCCTGTGCTTTCTCCACGATTTCAGTCACGATGCCGCCTTCGGTGGTCACCAAGTAGCCCTCAGCAGTTTCGTGTGTGCCGTCCGGAGCAGGTACGAAGTCACCTTCGGGGGTTTGTACTTCAAGCACCGAGCCTACACCGAGCATTGCGATTTCATCGCCGGGAAAGCGGATAACCGTGCCATCCACGAGAGTGGATTCTGCGAACTTCACCGCAGGGGTTTCTTCCTCTACGGAAAAGCCCAGCAGCTTCTTAATTTCGTTCAATTTTGATATTGCGTTCATTTCTGATAATGTTTCGAATTTAAGATTGTCGCACTTTGCGAGAATGGCCGCGATAGCCGACATGGTTTCCTCTTCGGCCTGTGCTGGTTTGTCCGTAAAATACCCCTCAATGGAAAAGCCCCGGAACTTGCCGTCTTTCACATCCTGCCATACTTGGTCATTCTCCACGTAATAGGTCAAAAACCAACTGCCATCGGCTGCGTCTGCCCATGCCTTCGGGGGTGCGATGCCCCGCGATTCGTCTGTAACCCATGACTCCATCAGGTAGACACCTCCCACCGGGTTGGCGTGTTCAGCGTTTACCGCATTGTACTTATTCTGCAATGCCCACAGCTTGACAGCCTTGCGGATGGTCTCCTTGCTGAACTTGACGTAATAAGTCTCACCGGATTCAGACTTTCGCATGATGGGCTTTTCCGCAATCATGGCCGGGCCTGTAATCAATCGCCGCTCTTCGCTTTCAATCGCGAATGCCAGCGGGTCTTTCTGTGCTGAGAAAAAGTGAAAGTCTTCCTCAATCGCGGGTGACTGAACGAGGCTGACCTGTGTCAGGCCATCGCCGTCTTCGATTTCTAAGTAGTAAACGTTGTCCACTATCTATAATGTACGGAAGGGCTATTTGTCCTTATTTTGGCTGAGAATCTGAAACGAGGTCGCAATCTGCTGACCCATCGCCTGTCCGAGATATTCGCTGAATTCGTTGAAGGTTGCATCGTTTATGACCTTGCTGAAGAAGTTGTTACCATCAAATCCTTTGCTGTGAATCTTACGGGCAATGGCCTGAGCAAGTGAGCTTGTCACCTCTGTTGTTGTCATGCCCTTGTAATTTTCAGGGTCTTTAGGCTTAATGCCTCTGGTTGTAATCCAATCTTCCAGGGCTAATTTTAAGGCACCGTCGCCTTTTTTCTTCGTACGCTTTCGCCCGCCGTCTACCCATTCGTAGTAGTCATTCGCATTAATTGCGCCGCGCACCTCGTTGCCCATCTTACGAGTCCCAGCTGCGTCGAGAGATTGGAACAGGCTCATGCTTGCCCGGCCTGAGGTAGGGTTTCCGGGCAACTTAGATTTGAGCAGGCTTTGTTTCAGCCGCTCGGTGGTGTACTCAGTCCATCCGTGAACCAGGTCGGACAGCAGGTCACCGGATAGTGTCGGCTGTTCTACCTCGCCGCGCCCTAATCGGTTGAGGTACTGCCGCTGTAGTGCTGTCAGTTTTCCGTTCATATGACCGATGCCCCCCGGAGCATATTCACCCTGCGTTGTGTGCCGGTTATATCGCCTTCGGTTACATAGATTTTGTTATTCCATTGCCCGGCCATTTGCGCCCCGCCGCCAAGTGTAGACGATGAAGGCATTGATGGGCGTTGTATTCCACCACCGCCGCCGCCGCCGGGTTGCTGTAATCCTGCTCCCGGCTGATATCGCTGTTTGGATATCGCCGCCATCCGCCCCAAGCCTGAAGCAATCGCCATCGCCGCCGCAATGGTTGCGCGGACAGGACTCGACGCGTCTGCGATTGGAAGGAACTGCGATTCGTATGCTTTTTGCGCGGCAAAATATGTACTTAGGGCCGTATTAGCCAAGTCGAAAGCCTGCCTGCGTTTAAATTCACGCTTGCGCTGCTCCTCGCTCTGTGCGTTGGCGTTGGTGGTTACGGCATTAATCAAGTCAATACCGGCCATGACGGCTTCCGCCTTCATTTCTTCCAACTTTTTGACGCCGTCCAAATCGCGCTGAAGCCGTTCACCTTGAATCTTTGCGCGATACGCATCCGCGTCTGCTTGCAGCTTTGTTACGTATGCCTGATGGGCTGCCTCTGCCTCTTCCTTTTCTTTTCGGATTCGTTCTTCCTCTTTGGCCTGTGCCTTTAATGCCTCAAGACGTTCCTTATTTTGCGCCTCAAGTTCATCCTGCATTTTCTTTGCGTGTTCCGCATCCTTTGCAGCCTGTTCCGCTGCTGCTGCATCCCGTGCCGCCTTGGCCTCCTTAGCCGCATTCGCATCAATAGCCTTTATTGCCAACTTATGACCGGCCAGCGTGTTCTGCATTGCCAGCAGCCCCTTTTCCATTTCGGCAATATCCTTATCCGATTCCTTTTTTGTCTCCTCAGGGTCAAAGGCCATACTTGCCATGCCCTCAATAACCCCGTCAAACTGGGAAAGAAGGCCGGTCTTATATCCTAATTTTTCCGCGATAGCATCCACAGCGGAAAGAATGCCACGGATAGGAGAGTTGATGAATTTCAGGATGCCGACAAGTATATCCTTATTGCGCTTGGCAGCCGCATACTGAGCATCCGCCTGTGCCTTACTCGTTTCAATTACAGCCTTTTGGTTGCTAATTGTGACGTTCAGCGCGGCAATCTTCATCTGAAGAATTTCCTTTTCCGATTTGCCCTGTGCCTTAAGAATATTGTCGGACGCATCCAACGCATCCACCTGATCCTGCGATGCCTTAAGCCGTGCGTTCTGCGATGCCAACAGCTTCTTATCGGTCTTGCTCACCCCATCCAGAGAGAGGTCAAGTTTTTGAACCAGTCCGATTAAGACCGTGATGGCTCCGATAATCAACCCAATGCCCAAGGCCGCGCCAACTGCCCGCGCCGCTCCTGCCACGGAAGTAAAGGCAGGAATAAGCATCTTTTTCGCGTCCGCTGCAAGGCCCGCAACCTGCTTGCCCATGTCCTTCATCCCAGCAATCCCCTGACTAAGCGCCATTACCGCCTGCACGCGAACCATTTGTTTTTGAAGTTCTTCAGATTCGCCGCCCAACAATGCCGCTGCGCCCTGAGCCGCTGCAAAGCCGTTGGCCAATGTCCCGGTGATGGATGCAATCCGCTCAAACCTGTCAGGATGCAGACCCGCAATCGTCGCATTGAGGTCATCCATCCGGTCACGCAACTGCGCTACCTTGCCCGCTGCTGCAAGCGTCCGCGCATCGGTCTCCCCGAATGCCTCTGCCAGTCTTAACGCTTCCTGCTGTGCCTCTCGCAACTGAGCGCGGAAACTCTTTACCGATTCATCGCCCTTAACAGAGGCTTGCACCTCAACCGGCTGTACTATCTTTTTTGCCATTATGGTTCTTGAATGAGATTTAAATTCCAATCCGCGCCGTCCCATTGTACGGCCACGCGGAAGTTATCACCTGTGGAAGGAACACCGATGTCCGATTGCGTCAGGCCGTTCACCGTCACAATCCAATCTTTTAACGAAGGCCGCAACCCTGTGCCGGTGGCCTCTGAATTCCATCCGAACCGCTTAAGGGGAATATCAACCCCATTGCGGAAATCCGGGAACCGGTCGTTATTGTCATCTACTTGGTCATAGCCGCCCCCTACCTTGCCAGTGGTTCCGACGAATGCTGCGCCTTGTTTGATTTTCAGGAACTCGCAGCGGGTAAGTTCCGCCGTTCCGATAGGGTAATCTGAAACTTTGTTCAGCCGGAAATATTGGCCATCGAAAAAGAACAGGTCACGGAAAGACCACCGCTGCCAGTCTGCCGGATTAACGTACACCATAGCCTCCACGATTCGGCTGTTTCGGTCTGTGATTTCCGCGATGTACTTGCGCCAATTCCGATTGAACAGGTTATTGTT